GCAAGGGCGAGGGGGCAGGGGGCAGGCGGCCGTCGTCGACTCGGCGCCCGCGTGCTCGAGCTCGAAAAGAAAAAAGATTCTCGCGAGGTGGGGGGACCCCCCCCTGCGGAATTTTCTAGAGGCCCGGTGGGCTCTGCTGCTCGAGGTGTGTACGCTCGAGAGGGTGGCGCGTGATGCTCTCGCAGAAGGTCGAGCAGGCCGCCGACGAGCTCGCGCAGGCTCTTCGAGCGGCGATCGACGGGCTCGACAAGATCGGCGACGAGAGGCCGCTTACCGGCGCCGAGCGCGAGCTCGTCGCGAACCTTCGCAACGCCGTCGACGAGTGGGATCGGCGGCCGTGAGCGATTGGCTCGACGAGCTCGAGCCGGCCGACCGCGATCAGTGGGAGGCCTTCGTCGCGCACGCTCGGCGTGAGGCGCTCGAGAAGATCGCCGACTCGGCCTTCGTCGTGCAACTCGTGGCCGAAGAGCCCGACGTGAAGGTCGCCGTCGAGCTCGGCTTCGCGATCCTGCTCGACAAGCCGCTGCTCGCGGTCGTGATGCCTCACTCGAGGCCGTCGGCGAAGCTACTCGCGATCGCCGACGAGGTCGTCGAGGCGGACGTCGACACCGAGGCCGGCCGCGCGAAGGTAGCGGCGGCGATCGACCGGCTTATGAGCGAGGTCGGCGAGTGAGCGTGACGCTTCGCGAGCTCGAGCGGCTTAAGCGGCGCCGGCGGACGCTCGCGCTGCTCTCGATCGCGTGCGCGATCACCGGCGCCTTGTGCCTCGGCCTCGCCGCGTCGCGAGGCGGGCTCGAGCTCGTCGTCGCCGGCGTCGTCGGGCTGCTCGCGGCCGTCTACGCGCTCGTCGTCGTCGTCGAGTCGGGCCGCTAGTGCCGCCGCCGAAGGCGCCCGGTACGCGCCGGCGGCGCAACGCCGGACAAACGTCGTGGAAGACGTTTGCCGCTCGGCCGCTCACCGGCAAGCCGCCGGCGCTACCCTCGAGGCGGCCGTCGTGGTCGGCTTCGACTCGGGCATGGTGGCGGCGCGTGTGGCGCGCTCCTATGGCGGCCGCTTACCTCGAGGCCGACCTCGGCGCCTTGTATCGGCTCGCCGAGCTCGTCGAGCGGCAGGCTCGAGGCGAGCTCACCTCGTCGGAGCACGGCGCCGTGACGCAACTCGAGGACCGTTTCGGTTTGACGCCGAAGGCTCGGCAGCTTTTGCAATGGCAGGTTTTGGCGGCCGGCGAGGCGCCGGCGACCGTCGTCGCGCCGGCGAGCTCGAGCTCCGGGCAGCCGTCGAGCGTGCGTCGGCTTCGCGCGGTCGACCCGAAGGCGGCGTCGGCCTAGTGGCTCGGTGGAAGAAGAAGAAGCCGGCGCCGCTCGTCGACCCGGCGACGCTCGCCGCCGACGTCGAGCACGCGCTCGAGGGTGGCGCCGACGTCGTGCAGGCGGCGCGCAAGGTGCTCGAGTGGCTCGACGAGCTCGAGCTCGAGCAGGGCGCGTTATCGCCGGCGGCGGAGAACCTTCGCCGCTACTTTCACGCGGCCGTGCAGCAATGGGACGAGCTCGCCGCCTCGGGGCTCGCGCCGCCGTCGTGATTCCGCGCTAATCTCGAGCTCGAACCCGAAGACGAAAGGGGCAGCAAATGACAGTCGAGATTGACGTCGAGCGGCAGGCCGTCGGCATCTCGTGGGACACCGAGCTCGTGCAGGGCAAGGTCGTCACGCTCAAGGCCGAGAACGTCGCGAACGACGACGTGAGCACGCGAGGCGAAATGCCGAACGACGGGCACGCCGTGCTCACCTACCCGCAGAACTATCACGGCTCGAGTCTCGTCACCGTTCGCGGCAGCGAAGAGGGCGAAGACACCGGCACGATCACCGTCTAGGGTGAGCTCGAGCTCGGGCCGGCCGGCGAGGCGCTAAGGCGATGCCGTGGGCCGGCCCGAACTACCCCGGCGAGTTTCCGACGCTCGGCTACGCCGTCGCCGAGCTCATACAGGCGCGATGCGTCATACCCGACGGCGATCACGTCGGCGAGCCCTACGTGCTCACGAACGAAATGCTCCGCTTTTTGCTTTTCCACTACCGCGTTGACCCGGCGACCGGCCGCTTCGTCTACTCGCGCGGCTCGCAGCTCGTGAGGCCGCAGAAGTGGGGCAAGGCGCCGTTTACGGCGGCGATCGTTTGCGCGGAGGCCGACCCGGACGGGCCGGTCCTCTTCGCAGGGTGGGACGCTCGAGGCGAGCCGGTCGGCCGGCCGTGGTCGACGCCGTGGGTGCAGGTCGCCGCGAGCTCCGAGGATCAGACCGATAACGTTTGGCGGGCGCTCGTGCCGATGATCGAGCTCGGGCCGCTCGCGGCCGTCTTGGTCGACACCGGCGAGACTCGGATCAACCTTCCCGGCGGCGGCCGCATCGAGCCGGTTACCTCGAGCGCGCAGTCGAGGCTCGGGCAGCGGATCACGCTCGCCGTGCAAGATCAGACCGAAGGGTGGACGGCGCGAAACGGCGGCCGCGCGCTCGCCGACACTCAGCGCCGCAACCTCGCCGGCATCGGCGGCCGCTTCCTCGAGTCCACTAACGCTTGGGACCCGACCGAAGAGTCGGTCGCGCAACAGACGGCCGAGGCCGGCGAGCCCGGCGTCTTTCACGACGACGTCGACGCCGGCGCCGGCAGCGTCCGCAATAAGCGCGAGCGGCGCCGGATGCTTAAGCGCGTCTACGGCGATTCGTGGTGGATTGACCTCGACCGGATCGACGAAGAGGTCGTCTCGCTGCTCGAGCGCGACCCGGCGCAGGCCGAACGGTATTTCTTGAATCGCAAGCGAGCTGCGGCAGATCACGCGTTCGACGTGGAACGCTTCGCCGAGCTCGAGCTCGAGCGCGAGGTGCCCGAGGGCGCCGTCGTCGTCGTCGGCGTCGACGGAGCTCGGTTTGCGGACGCGCTCGCGGTCGTCGCGACCGAGGTCGAGACGGGCTACCAATGGCCGCTCGGGATTTGGGAACGTCCGCCGAACGCGCCCGACGAGTACGAGCACCCGCTCGACGACGTCGACGAGGCGGTCGCCGACGCCGTCGACCGCTTCGAGGTTTGGCGCGTCTACGTCGACCCGCAATGGATAGACAAGCTCGTCGACCTATGGCGTGGCCGGTACGGCGGCCGCGTCTTCGCGTGGCACACCTCGCGCGTCCGGCCGACCGCGTGGGCCGTCCGAAGTTACGCGCAGGCGATCAGCGCCGGCGACGTCGCTCACTCGGGCGACCCGCATTTTCTCCGGCACGTCGCGAACGCTCGCCGGCGGACGGTCGCCGTCTTCGACGACGATCATCGCTCGCTCTTCGTGCTCTCGAAGGATCGTCCCGACTCGCCTCGGAAGATCGATGCGGCTATGGCGGCCGTGCTCTCGTGGGAGGCTCGAGGCGACGCGATCGCGGCCGGCGCCGAGGCCGTCGAGGTGCTCGCGCCGGCGCCGCTGCTCTCGTTCTAGAACGACAACGGCCGCCCGAAGGCGGCCGCGTCGACCGACCGCAACGGAGCGAAGACTAGCGCGGCTTCGAGACGAGCCCGATCGAGGTCGAGTAGGTCGTGCCGTCGTGCCGTCGGACGCGAGCGAAGTAGCCGGCGCCGGCGCGCGGCCGGACAATCTCGACAATCTCGACGAGCTCGCCGTCGCCGTGTTGGCAGCGGACGGCGTCGCCGACGGCGAGGGCGCCTCGGCGCACGATCGCGCCGTCGGCGTCGCGAGTGAGCTCGACGGCGCTCACGCGGCGACCTCGACGAGCCGATCGGCGCTCGGCCGATCGGCGTCGTTAGCGATCGCGATGCCGAGCTCGACGCTCTCGATCGCGATGCCGAGGAATTTTGCGAGGTCCTCGACGGCCGCCTCGAACGAGATGCCGTCTTCGGCGACGAGGTCCCGCACGAGCAGCCGCATTGTCCGGCCGCGCTCGACGTGCAACGGAGTAACGATCATTTCAGCACCTTTCGTAGTAGTTGTCTCGCTCATGTCCATAGTGTAGACGAAGGCTCGGCCGGCCGTCGACTTATCTTGACGTTTTACGTAATGCTAACAACTAGACTCGACGGCGAGCTCGAGATTCGGCTACACTCTAGACACAATGGAAACGACGAAAGGGCACAAGATGATCGGCACCGAGAACTACGTGCGTATGAGCGACGAAGACTTCGAGTACCTCGGCCGGCGTGGCGTGAGCGCCGAGCGCATCGCCGCGATGAAGGCGACGAGGGATCGGCTCGACCGGCAGGCTCGAGCCGAGGCCGCGCGCCTCGACCTCTGGGCGCACCTCGACCTCGAGACGGCCGAGCGGATCAACTCGGAGCGCCTCTAATGCTTTACAACGTTCAGGACACCTACGGCGGCGCGACGCTAATGATCGTCGCCGCCGACGCGCCGATCGGCGCGCTCGACGCCTTCGCCGTCCGCGAAGGCTTCCCGCCTTACTCGGCGCTCGACGACGTGAGCGAATACACCTACACCGACGACGCCGGCCGGCTCGGCGCCGTCTTCACGAATCACGAGATAGTCGCCGTGCCCGTCGCGCTGCCCGTCCGGCCGCTCGGCGTCGGGCAGGCCGGCTACGGGATCGTCGACGCCGCCGGCGTGACGCTCGTCGACGCCGCCGACTCGCCGAAGGCCGCGCTCGCCGAGGTCGCGGTCGAGCTCGTGCTCGACGCGCTGCCGGCCGACCCGACGGCGCCCGAGACGCTCGAGCTCGTCGAGGCCGCCGACCGCGCGCTCGCCGCCGGCCTCGGCGACGCCTACATCGGCAGCGTGCCCGAGGGCCGCGACTTCGTCGCCGACGGGCTCGAAGACAACGCCGTCGTGACCGATCGCCGCGAGCTCGCCGAGTACCTCGTCGACAACCTCACCGCCGAATGAGCACGCCGGCGCAAGACACCGTCACGCTCGAGCTCGGCCGCGACGACGCGACCGCGATCGCCGAGGCGCTCGAGTACCTCGCCGGCGTCGACGAGGGCGAGCACACCGATCACGGCAACCTTGTACGGCTCGCCGACCTCGTCTATGCGGGGCTCTCGTGACTCGCGTCGAGAAGGCGGCCGCGAAGGCCGAGGCGGCGCAGGCCGAGCTCGAGCAGGCCGAGCTCGAGCAGGCCGCGCTCGCGCTCGTCGCAAGGGCAGCCGACAAGGTCGCCGTGCAGAAGTACGCGCTCGAGGTCGCGCAGGCCGAGCTCGAGCTCGAGCTCCGGTCGGCGAGCGAAGCCGGCCTCGCTCTTCGGCCGATCGCGAAGGCCGCCGGCGTCTCGCCCGAATGGGCTCGGCAACTCATCGCGAAGGCCTAGCCGGTTTGCTACGGTAGGCGCCTCGCTCGAGTAGAACCCGCCTTCGGGCACGGTTTGAAACAGCGGGGCAGCGAGGCCGCTTCGGCGGCCTCGTCGCTTTTGCAGGGCTTTTCGCCTACACTCGAACGCGTGAGCGTCATAGGGCAAGACGTCGGCCTAGACACCGTCGCCGGCGAGCTCGACCTCGAGGGGCTCGAGAAGCTACGCGACAAACTCGTCCGTAAGCTACGCCGGCAACGCGAAGACGCCGAGGCCTTCTACGATTGGTACCGCTGCCGGCAGCCGCCGCCGGATATGCCGCCGGCCGCCGACTACCGGCCCGCGTTCGAGCGGCTTCGCGCTATGGCACGCGGCGCGTGGGCGCGTCTCGTCGTCGACACGATCACCGAGCGGCTCAGCGTGCAAGGCGTGCAATCGACCGCCGGCGACGCCGCCGACGCCCGAGCGTGGAAGATGCTCGTCGACTCGAGGCTCGACTCGGACCAGCGCGACGTGCACACCGAGGCGCTCATCACCGGCGTCGGCTACGTGAGCGTGAGCGGCTCGGGCGACGCCGTCCGCGTCGTGCCGGAGACGTGCCTCGAGGTGACGCACCTCTCGGTCGCCGGCGACCGGCGCGTCGTCGACGCCGCCTTAAAGGTGCTGCCGCTCGGCGACGGCCGGTGGCTCGCCGAGGTTTACACGCCGACGCTTATCG